ATGCCGGTCTTGAAGTCGGTTGTATCGATCTGGGGTTTGGTTGAAAGTTTGTCGTCAGGCATGGCTATAACCAATCCGCATCATCTGCAAATAGTTCCTGCCGCCGCGCGTTGGGTCCGTGTTTAATACGCTCCTTCCATTGGGGATAATGGAAAACAAATGGGATCAGGCTTTCAATGTCGGTTTGATCGATCGCATACAAGCTCCACTGGAACAACTCCACCAGGCTGCACTTCAGATCCAGGAACCAGCGCCCATCTCCGTCTATGTCTTCTTCGGAGATGGGACCCGAGGGTTTGCCTTTGCAAATTCCTGGGTGAGCTGTGATGCCCGGGTAATGATGGATCGCAGGACATTCATGCACTCCAACAGATCCGTTCCCTTCTTGATCTGCTCTCGATCGTATTTTTTGTTGTAAAACTCGACGACGAAATCAAAGAGAGCGTTGTTGTTTGGGCCACCTTCCGCGTCCACGTCGAATTCCTTCTGCAGTTGGATCGCCATATCCAGCAGGTAACTAGGAATCCGAGTGCGCGAAAGAGTGTCAATCACATTATCGTCATCGTCATAAATAGGCAACTCGATCGGAGCGATTGCAGACATGAAACCTTCCTTCAAATACCCCTCTCCATATTTGGAGAGGGATTTGTGTTTGATCGATTACGCCGTGGTGAAGTTCACCACTGCATCGGCGAGAGCCTGACCATAGATATCGACCACGCCTGACACGATCACCAGGTAATCTGTGGCGCCGGCCATATCAGTGGACGGGTTGAGCGTGACAACCTTGCGCGCTGATTCGATCGTGCGCGCGCAAGCCTTCGGGACACCTGCAGCAGTTGTGAGGATGATCGCATTTTCGGCGCCGCTTCGAAGGGCATTGTTGAATGTAAGAGTGATGTTGGCATTGACAGCCACTCCGGTCGCAGCATCTGCTGGCGACGGAGTCATTGTTACGGCGGATGGCGCACCAACGGAAGGCACCTGAACAGCATCGAACCAGGTGGTCGCGCTGAAACTTGCGTCACTCGTTTCACCGACCACACGTTTAACTGAATCGTCCAAAGAACCGGTGAATGCGAACACGTGGGTCGTGCGAATGGCGATGAATTTTAGCTTCGTGCTCTTGGGATCCGGCGTATCCGTTTCGGTTGCCTGCTCTTCAGATGGCGGCTGGAATGCACCCTTCTGGAACCAGTAGTAACGATAGTCGCCACCACGTTTCTTGGCTCTGAAACCAAGCGCCACATAGGGAGCCTCTCCACCGCCCTCGAAATATCTGCCGGTCGCAGCATCATAGGTGTCTCCTAAAATGGCAGCCTGGATATCCAGTGGCAGGCCGGTGATCTCGAGATCCATCTCTGTCTCACCCTTGCTGTTCATTGCATCGAAGGGCTGGTTATCTGCGTACTGCACCTTCGAGTTTGTCTTTGGCGCCTGGGCAACATTCATCGCCGGCGCGAATGCAGCAGGTGCGCCGGCTGCATAGGCATCGGCATCATCCTGCGTGACCAGGGCGTAATAAATGCTATCCACGCCCACGAATGATTTTTTGTTAACTGTCATGGCAACTCCTTTTCATCACCCATCGTGGGCGAGAACTACATCAGATAAAAATAATCCTTCGCCAAACCATAATGGCTGGTCGTCGAATCTTTCGGTAACTCGCGCTCAGGTCCCTTCTTGAACCCGGCCGCGGCCATCGCTGTATCCACATCGGGCAGGCTCACCAGTCCGCTTTTGTTCATTATGTTGACCTGCACACGATAGGTTCTCGCGGTTTCGATGTTGTCTGCATGCTCTGCGCCTACTCCGGTGATCAGAAAATAGGTGATGTATGTATCCGGCAGTTCGCCGATCAGATCGTCCATTGCAAATGGCACAGATGGAGAGAGTGTTGCCAGGGCATTGTTCGTGAGCTCGAAGATCGTTGTCACTCGACAAATCCTTCTGCCTTCAGCGATGCACGAATGGCTTTCTTCACAGCTGCCCATTTGTGATCAATCGCAGCCCGAATATAGGATTGGGGCTTGATGTGCTTCGAAGGCGATCCGTATTCCTGGACATTTCCGTAGACCGCGATCTCTGCAGGTGCGTCGACGACACCGACATCAACGTACGAAACATTACCATCCTGAAACGGTCCATCGATGACAATATACTTCTGCAGATCACCGAACTCTATCGGGACCAGGCGATCCATTTCGGCATGCAGAATTTCGCCGCCTGCAGCCAGGGCGCGCTGCGCGGCAGCATCGATGTCCAATCCTGCCTGCTGGATCTGCTCCAGGTAGGCATCGAATCCTTTGAGCTCCATCTTTGCGCGGGTCGTCATACGGTCGCCTTTGCCAGCTCAACCACCAGCTCGATGTATTCATGGCGGTTCTGGATATCGTCCATGGAGATCACCTGCCAGCGCTCTCCTTCTTTCACGATCGCGGATTTTTCAGACACGCTTGCCAGGTAACGGATGGTCACAACAGCGCGCTTCACTGCCTTCAACGCATCCGAGGTAGCTGCTTCAGGTCCGTGCGCGTTGATCCATTTGGCAAATACAGCAGCAGCGTCCGACCACGTGGTCGTCTGCGCTCCGCCAGCGTCTTTGCTGACAGTTGGATTCTGTATAGTCACCGGGGTCCGCAGTTCCCCGGGGTTGGTGGTTCGATCTCCGATCTTCATGCGATCACATCATCCGCCGGTGCTTTGAAGATCACCACATAAATATTTCCACTCAGATCGCTGCCGGAAGTCTGCCGAATCTGGCCGTCCGCGGAGATCACAGTCTCAAAGCTCGCGACCTGGCTGCCGCTGACACCATAAATGCCGGTGACACTCACAACCTGGTCGCCTTTGCATGCACCAGGCAGAGGGATCGATCCTGCTGCCGAGATACCGGCGATCACGTGCTTGTGATATTTCAGCGCCTGCGCCTCGAGCTGGATGAGCGCATCGATCAAACCAAACGGCATCACACCATCCGCGCCAACCATCCCAGGATTTTCGAAGTACATAACCAGCAGGATCGTCGCAGCCGTGATCGCGCTCTGATCCTTTGTGCTGTCCTGGGTCCAATCGCGACCGGTGGCGCGCTCGATGAATTTATCGACCTGCGGAAGCAAGTCGAGCATACGTAGATCGCCGGTTGTCGTGCGCAGCGCGTTGGCAGCCTGTTGAGCGGTGAGGATGTTTGCCACTATGCCTCAGGCACGTTATTGGTGACTTCCTGCTCAGCCACGTCATCCAGTGGCACGCCATCATTTGCGCTGACAATTCCACCGGTGTCGTCATCGAATGCCCAGGTCACGTCCGATCCGAATGCGACTTCGGGGATCACGTAATACACGATCGTGTGATCCGCCTGGCGCGTGGCGCTCGCGATCTCGACCGGCGTATCGTCCACTTCGATGGTGACGCCGGCCGCGAAATCCTCAGCTGCAACTTCCGTCGAAAAAGTCACAGCCAGAGTCACGGCATCCACTGTGCCGATCTCAGCACTCCCAAACGCAGGCGTATCCAGAAAGCCCAAGCTTCCACCCAGATCGCTCAGCGTGGGCCCGCTCGCGCCGTAGATGAGCTCCTTTGCCTGGTAGCCAAGCGCTCTGTAAGCAGCCACCGCGCCAGGGCGCACATGGATGCGGTCAGGCTCTTTGACCATCAGCACCTGTGATGTAGTGTCCAATCCTTCGCCGCCCTCGCTGTAACGAATGCCGTCAATTTGCCAATCAGCAGCCTGATACGTTGCAAGCGCATCAGGCTGCACATTCATCGATGCAGCGCCTTTGGTCAACAGAAATTGAGTCAATTGAGCCATGCTCTCCTAGCCTTTTTTGGATCTCTTTCCGATCCTCTCCACAACCTGCTCGACGTTCAGCGGAGTTTGTTCAGAGTCCACTTCGACTGAAGTTTTTGCTTGCGGCTTGATCTCTTCGAGTTGTGGCGCGGGCGCTGGCTCAGGCGGACGGTCGATCACGACCCATCCATCGAGTTTATATTCCTCGACCTTACCGGGCGGGACGTTCATCGTCGCCTCGCCCTTTTTCATAAGGGCATCATTTGTCATGATCAACTCCTAGCCTAAGAGCAACGAGATGGCTTCCGGTTTGACAGCCTTCACACCCCACGCCAGGCCCACTTCGTAAGCCACGCGCCGGCGCTGGCGATACATGGCGATCTGGAAGGAAATGCCGGTCTGCTCGTCGGTCACGGTCATCACATCGTCCGCCGCGTCGCCGCCTTCCGGCATCGCAGGCACACGCATGAGCAGATGGATTGCCGACCGGCTGAATGCCATATTGGCAGCGTAAGAAGCTCCAACGGCCACAGGATCGTTATTGACCCAGGCGACTCTGTTGCCGGGATTGGCGAGAACGATATCCCCATCTCCATCGCCGGCAAAACCGGTTTTGACCACGTATTTATTCGTGTCGCGAGCGGTCTTGGTATTGGTGAGGATGTCACCTGCCAGGATTGTGCCCGTTCCGGTATCCACATGAATGGCTGTGCTTCCCGCGGCATAGCCGGCAGTCAGGTCTGCGAGATACCCTGAAGCTGTACCCGCTGTGTGAGTCTTCGTCTGGGCACTTTCGCGAATGGCGAAGCCCATGAGATCGAGCAGAATACCGCGGCGCAGTAGATCGCTACTGCCTGCCTCATTGGCTTTCCAAAGCTCCGTGAGTGATCGCAACGCGACACCGGCAGTGGTATTAAGCACCAGCTGCAGATCGTTGGGATCAGCGCCATTGTCTTTCAGGATCTTCAAGAGCTGCGCCAGGAAGGTGAGCTTATTGGTGCTGTCAAATGGAGTCGTACCCGCCGTTCCATAGGCCCGCGATGCAGCCACATAGAGAGCGGCTAGATCTGCCTCGACTGCATTGACGATGGAGCGCATCGCCTGCACGAATTGATCCTGGAGGATGACGTCATACAGGCCGCCAAGCCCTTTTTGTTCCTCAGCTTCCCAGAAGAAGGTCTGAGATTTCACGTTGCTGATCGTCATCGTGTCAGACCCTTGCGTTGTAGCGCTTGGATCCGGACCGGTGGCGGCTGGCGTGATCGTAGCAGGCGCCCCGAACGCCGGCACAACCGGATAACGAATGGTCTGATTCAGCGCTGCCATTTCTCCGCTGGCATCCAGCGTCACGGCAGAAACGAATCCCGTAAGTTCACGCAGGATGCGGTCTTTCGCTGCATAAATCGTCGGGATGAGATTGGTGAGTGTGTTGGACATTTTTGGTTACCTCATTTCAAATAAATTTCATCGTGCCGATTCGGCTAATCATCATCCACGACTTTGCCGCCTGCTTTGATAAACTTTGCGCGTGTAGCAGCATCCGACCGATCGAATTCAGATCGCTTCATGGACTTAGGGCTTTGATCCGGTCGGTCGGTTTCGGTAATGTCGGAAGGGCTTGTGAACAGTGAACCCATCGAGTCGTTGGTCAGCGACGCATCGCGCACACTGACATACATCTCGTTGGCTTCCTTCGCTTGAGCTTGTGCCTCGTCCAGCGCGGGACGCAGCTGAAGCGCCTTCTGTTTGCCTTCCTCGGTCCCATCGGTGAAAAATGCATCCATTTCAGCCAGGATGCGCTTCACCTCTGTGTCCGCCTTCAGTGCGGCGTCGTAATAGGGTTTTAGGTTTGGCATGCAAATTCTCCTTACTTGTAGAGTTCGACATAATCACGAAGGCGCTGCGCCTTGTGTTCAAAATCCGGGTCCGATGAAGCGCTGGACTCCATCTCGCGCGGACCATTGACAGAACTATTGAGAGCGCCCCCTCGCCCCGAAACACTATTCACCAAACGATCGATGGTTTCTTCCAATGTCCCCACCCGGTCAGCCATGCCAAGCTCCACAGCCTGGCGTGCACCCACCACGCGACCTTCACCAAATCCATTGCGGACCGCAGCTACTTTCACGCCTCGGTTGCGTGCCACAGAATTGACGAAGGACTCATAGTAGTCACCCACGCGCGCATCGATGGCGGTCCTGGCTTCCTCGCTGAGCGGCTCATACGGATTGCCTTCGATCTTGTACTTTCCGCGACTGATCAACGAAACCTTTACGCCCTCTTTTTCGAGCGCCTGGCTCATATCCACATGCGCCGCAAAGACTCCGATCGATCCCATCTCACTCGATGGACTAGCCACCACTTCATCAGCGGCGGTCCCGATCCAGTACGCGCCGGAAGCCATGGTGTGATCGGCGACAGCCACGATCGGCTTTTGCCCACGCGCTTCGAATATCTTCTGGGAGAGCTCCTCGATTCCATCCACCTGTCCACCGGGGCTATCCACATCGATCACGATCGCGCTGATCTTTGGGTCCTGGACTAGCTCGGAAAATTGCGCGCCGAACATTTCGGCACTCGTGGCGCCAGACATCTCGGTCATTAAATTGGCACGTGGGAAGATCACACCGAAGAGGGGTAATACGGCCACTGCCTGCACCTGGCGATCCGATTTGCCAAGCAAATCGGGACGCCGCGCGCCATTGATGCGGGCCTGAATCTCGTCCGCATTGAGTTTTTCTCCGGAGACATGTCTCACCACGATCTCTTCGAGCACCGCCAATTTATAAGGCAGGATCGCCCAGGGAGTTTCTACAAATCCCTGCAATACATAAGATTGTTTTCTCACCGCGATCCGGATCTCAGGTTCGACAACAAGAGATTCTTCCAATCGAGAATCACTACCCATGCTGACCGCTGATTTTTTCGCCATCTCACTCTCCTTCCGCTGGATTGGGCTCGCCGCTGACAACACCATAATTTTTGGTCATATAGAATTTGTTGCCTTCTGGATAACCATCGCGGTCTTCGATGTTGCGCGATTCGTTCGGCATAAGCGTGCCGGAACTGATCTGGATCGCATGCAGCTCCGCGCGGCTCTTGGCATTCGTACGCAGGACCGATGTGCGGTTGAACTTGTAATAATCGGTTTGCTGGCCTGATTCCGGAAGCCAGCTCAGGCGACCGGCTTGTTCCCACTGCACCAGGTGCGGGTCGAGCGTGGACTTCAGATAATCCAGGTCCTGCTGTTCATTGGATTGGTAGCTTTGCTTTCCCATGTTCAGCTTGTATGCAGGGAATTTGAAAAAGTTGGCGATCTCGAGGTCGGTGCTCTGCATGCTCTCCAGGAATTGTGCGTCCCGGAACTGCATCGTGATCGGTTCGAACTTGACCACTTTGTTGTCGAAGACTGCCAGGTTGCCGGCGTCATCGGCACCTTTGATCGCGTCGCTGTATGCCTCGCGATACGCGTCACGTCCCTTTTTATCAAGCAGCGCATTGACCTGGATGTATGCAGCTGGATTAAGCCCCTGCCCCTGCACACTGCTTTGCGTGGCAGACATCCCCATCCGCAGGCCGATCGTCTCGCGCGCGTATTCCAGGACGGATTTGCCCCAGATGCCATTCGTCGAGTTGATCATCAAGTGCATCACCTCGACGGAGGGAATGAATCGCTTTTCCCCGTTTGGAAATCGCACCTCGTACCAGAGATAGCCATTCTGGTCGAACTTCGGCATCGTCACGTTTGTGGGCAGGATAAACAACTCACGCTGCGCCGGCGGAGGCGGCATCCAGATCAGTGCGTTGCCCCAGAAGAGCAGCCACATGATAGATGTCCGCTTCAGGATGAATGGATTCATCCACCGGTTTGATTTGATCTCGAGCAAATATGCCATGTTGCGCAGGTTTGGATCAGGCGCCACCTGGGAGGTCAATGTTAGATCCTTGACCCTTACCCGGGTAAAGTGCTGCAACGGCATTGTGGCGATATCGTCGGCGATCGTGGTCGCACAGCGGAAGCATGTGCTGACGAGTTTCGACAGCTCCGGGCTGACCACCTGTTTGGCGCGGGTCTGCGAACGTCCCGCGTAAGCGCTGCCGCCCTGGTCCGGAACGGATTCGGTCTTGGCGGGCTGTTCGCCCTTCGGAGTGGTCAATGCACCGGAAACGATCATCCCGCACGCTCCTTTTGAAAAATTATGAATGTAACGTGCGGGATCATCGATTACTCTTCGACCGCCACGAAATCCAGATAGAAATATTTACCCAGCTCGAGCTCGGCGACCGCGCGCGGATTGTTCACATACATGATCAATTCACCGCTGGGTGTCGCCTGGGCAAAACGCTGATCTTCCGGAATGGCATCGTCGTAGTGGGGTGCGAGCTTGATCGTCCTGGCGGCGCTTTGATAAATATCCTGGCTTACTGATACAACTCTGAATTTTGCACGGACCATGGCATCTCCTTACGGGTTATTTGCTTTGGCTCTGCCAAACAGATAGCTGGCGGTCAGGCAAAAAATGCCGGCGCTGAAGAACGCTGCGGCAGGATGAATGTAGTACGCTCCGATCGTGATCAGGATCGCACCCAGCCAGAAAAAAATATCGTCCAGAACATTCCTCATTGCGCAAATACCGGAAAGACCTGGCTCAACGGACCAGACATCACTCGCACGCGCTCCGGATGCGGAACACTATTGCGGCACTCCTCCACCCACGGACGAGTATAAAAATCCAGCGGCATGTGGAACATGGGCGAGTCATACGTCGATGGCGCGACATGCTTCACCGGTCCCTGATAACAATCCATGCCGCACAGGATCACCGGATCACACCCACAC